CGACAGTAAAGCTACGTACTGGTTCGACGGTCTACCTGCCTTACCGGACTCCGCAACACCCCCTATCTCAATCAACCCCCTAGAGAGAAGGCGCTGGAGCGATTTACGAATAGCGGCGACCTTCCCACCGCAGAGTGGATCAGCTGCCAGGTCGGTCACAGCTAGAGCCCTCGGATAGGCCGCTCTGAGGCGCTGTAAGACGCGATCCACCACCGATGCAGGGTTGGCACTCTCCACGTCGGTTTCGACGTAATCAGCGAGCGAGAACGTGAGGTCGTCTTCCAGCTTCATCAGAAGCCTGGAACCATCCCTGCCTGCTCTGGACTTCTCCACGGCGATCAAACGAGCGTTGTGCCCTACCTGCTCCAACTGGCGCTTATCGGGCCTCCTAAGCCCCCACACCTCGTCCACAGCGTCCCTAATAGCCGTAGACCCCCTGAACCCCCCGGTCTTGTTGGCGTGGTGGATCAGCAGGATGGTGCAGCCGGGAAAGAGCCTGCCGTTGTTGTTCGACAGCCAGTAAATCGGGCTAGCAAACTCTTTCTTGTTCTCGTCGAACGCAGAACCCCGGCTACAACCCGTGATCGAATCAATAATCACCAGCTTGGGACGGTGCTTCTCAATCAACTTGACAAACCGGAAGTACCAGTTCAAGTCCCAGCCCATAACCACCGTCACAGGATCAGAGGCATCAAATTCCAGGTCGCGCATTTGCTGCTGAACCTGAACTTCAGACTGGTCCCCGTTCAGGATCAACACCGGCCCAGCTTCCACTGGAACAAGATCACCCCGCACCGAAAACGGAATACCCCTCGCCACATGCTTGGCAATGGTCCAAGCCGACATCGACTTACCGTCTCCCCCAGCCCCGTGGATCATGACCGTGCCAGGGCAGGGCAACAGATCCGGGATCAGATACTCAAACCGCAGATCCTTGGATAGCAAACGATCCATGCCGATTTCATCCTCCTGTTGTTCGTACTGGATCTGACTAATGAGCAGGCGCTCCAACGCACCGGCATCCCGATACCCAGCTTCAAGCGCCAAAACATTCATGCAGTGGGCCATCTCAGCCGGGTTATCCAATTCCTGGAGCGCCCTAGCCCGCTTAATAACCTCGGCGTAGTTCAACGTGACTTGCCGAATCCGGGTCACGTTGTCAACTTCAATATCGGTAACAACCTTCCGCAGATCTTCGGACAACCACAGCCGGCCCGGCAGCTGCTGATCTGCCAGCCAGAACAGCGTCCCGAGGCTCACCGAGCCCCGCTTAAAGCTCTTCCAGGCATCCTCACAAGGGTTCCCATCAGTCCAGTCATCAGCAAACTCTGGATCGTCCGCTGACCACGCTGACCACAACGCCAAACCAAGGTCGGTAGGCAACTCCGAGTGGATCGCCATACCAACTTTGATCCAGTGGTCCCGGCTGCCACCGCCTTGCCCTGGAATCACCCGCAAAGCCGACTGAATAATTTCAGCCACCTCTTCCGGTGCCCGATCCGAAAAGTCCAACGCCTTCCGGTTTTTGATGAAGCCACCATCAACCGGGCCTTTGCCGGCATGGTCCTTCATCTCAGCTAGCAACCACGCTGGAGCCTCTGGAATAACCTCCAGATCGCCCTCAAAGCCATAGAAGCCTTCGGCCCCCTTCCCATCACTGGAGCCCGGATAGGCCCCATACAGCAGCCCCTGGCGCCCCCAGAGCACTTCATAGCCGGCCCCGGTATCCGACAACCCAAAACCACTTACCTCGCCCCACAGAGCCTCTGGAACGCGGTACAGGTACTTCGCAGCGTTGCCCTTGGTGCTGGTGACCTTGGGGGCCCCATCAAGGGTGTCAGCCCACTGCTTAGCCAACCTGGAAAGGTTGCGGTCCACGTCCAAGATCACCAGACCTTGGCTACGGGCACCAGTAAAAACACCTACAGCCCGAAAAACATCGGGCCTGCGCTGGATCTGTAGCGCCACATCAGCCGGCGTCAACACCGCATGGTGCGACTTCTCCAGCGGCGTCTTGCCCTTGCTGACCTTCCCGGACTGAAGGCTGGAACCCTTGACGTAGATAGGCGCGTAGGCAAAGCCCTCAGGCAATTGCGCAACAAAATTGAGCAGGTCTTGCGACTCAGTAGACACAGTGTTAGACTCCCACAAGAAAGGACATGATTCACCCTGGGGCCTGCAGCCCTGGGGTGTTTTTCTATGGTAGACGAAAGGTCAACCCCGTGTTACTGTGTCAATGTTGCCAACGCGGCGACACCCAAAAACCCCCTAAACACAATGGGATTCCTTTCCAAAAAAGCCTCCGCAACCATCAATGTGACCCACAGCGGTGGCGGTTACTTATCTGTCAGCAAGCTGCCCGATGGTGGTTCAGTCCGCTTCGCCCTGCTAGTTGCCCAACCACTGGAGGGTTATGAAGCCTGGGGCGCCAACGCCGAAGGCCAGTCCAAGCCATTCCGCTTTGAAACCGAGCCCACCCCCGAGGATGTAGCCGTCGAACTAGGCGAATACGAACCCCGCGAAGGTCGTGGAGGCCCTGGCACGGTGGACGTTAAGTTTTTCATCGCTGCCCCGGTCTACAACTTTGATTCCGGTTCTGTCCAGGTGATGAGCCTGACCCAAAAGTCAATCATCAAAGAGCTGGACCAGATCAGCCAGATGGAGGACTACGATGACTTGCTTGCCTGGGACTTCAACCTCAGCAAGAAAGGAGCGGGTCTACTTACCGAGTACACCCTGCGTCCCGTACCCCGCAAGAAAGGCAGCCAAGAGCACATTGATGCTGCCTGGATCGAAGCCAAGTCCGCCGGCTTCGACATCAGCCGCCTATTAACAGGTGGCAACCCATTCAAGGCTGCTTGATATGACGCAAGAGAACTTTTTAGAGTGCATTGCTGTCGAACTTAATGAATTAAACTCGACACTTAATTGTCGGTTTGATGCTTTAGACGAAATAGCAAAACAACTAAAAGTGCTAGCTCATACAGCGGATCTTGCGATTGTTGAAGACCGTCTTGCCGACATCAACAGCAATCTACTTGATATCGCAAACCGTTTGCCGTAAATATTTAGCCCCTCCATTGCGGGGGGGCTTTCACACAAAAAACAAACCAAACACCGTGAAAAAATCTACAGCCAAACAAGAAACACCCCTGGAACCATGTACTTGTGGCCCTCGATGGAAACGTCGTAGTCCCGAGGACGCAAGCATTGAAGTTATAGAAAGCATCTTGCTTCCTGATGACGGCAGTGATCACGCTGTACACAGGCCCCAACGCCTGAGCAGTGGGAAACCTCGGCTTTTTTACCGCGTACTGACTTTCAGGGATCTAGCTGTTCTCCACTTGGCGCTGACACGACAGTTTCAACGTACGCAGGTCGACTCCGTTGCAGAGGAGTACGAGAATTTGCTGGCTCGCTTAGAGAAGATTATGGAGGAGCGGCCATTCACCGTACGTTTTGAATAAACACCGCCGCCCCCTTCACAGGGGGCTTTTTTAATGGTATTATGAAATTGGGAAAGAGTATCTCCGTGCCAGCTAACACACAAGACACACTGGCAAATCTCCGCAAATGGAAGCTGGTACAAGACAATAGTGGCCCATTCAGGGTCTACCGGGACGCTAAAGGTAACGTCTACAGTAGTGTTACACATATCCTCAGTCAAACAAGCGACCGCACGGGACTGGAGCAGTGGGTAGCCCGCACGGACAAGTTTTACGGCGCTGGAGCAGCCATTCAGGAGCGCGATACCGCTGCAAAGCGCGGCAACATGGCCCACAACCAAGCTGAATATCTCCTCAAGACAGCCCAGAGACTGGCACGTTCCACTGCAAACAAGCGCAACGCCATCAAGTGGGACAGCAACGGCTTGGCTCGGATACCGCCTCCAATAACGCAGTGGGCCTTAAAGAAAGTTCACGAAAACCTGCCTGAAGTTGGCTGGAGCGCAGCAGGTTACGCCCGAGGTTTAGCCGGCTGGATCACCGAAAACGTCACAGAAATATTTGCCTCCGAGTTTTCCATTCACCACCCAGCCGGCTTTGCCGGCACCTGTGATGCACTGGTATCCCTAAAGGGTCACAGTGGAATCACTATCTGCGACTGGAAAACCAGCAACAACAACAAGCTGCCCTACATGAACTCGGACCACCAGTACGTCCACCAGCTTGGAGCCTATTCCCTAGGTTTACAAAACTTAACGTCCCTTAGGGTGGATGGCGGTGCAGTGGTACTAGCCAGGCGTACAGGCGAGCCAGACGTGTACACCATGAACCAGGATGAACTGGTACATGCCGAGGATGCGTACCTGGCGCGGGTAGTCCAGTACCAGTCTCGGGCTACGCCCTCAACGTAGAGCACTGGAACAGCCCTATATTGCGGGTAACAGTTTGTGACTGTACTTACAGTGACCGAAGACAACATCTACGAAGTCGGTGGAGCCGACGACGACATCGAGCCGATTGATGGTGGAGTGAAGCCGGAGAAGGCTAAGGGCTTACCGTCGCCATTCACTAAGGCGGAGAACCGCTATTCAAAGGGGCGTCCAATCAACGACACCCAAATGCAGGAGCGCATCAATGCGGCTTACATGCTGATGCTTGCAGGTGGATCGTACCGCGAGAATGTCTGCCAGCTAGCCACACGGTACGGTGTTAGTTTTCGCCAAGGCGAAAATTACATTCATGAAGCCAAAAAGTTGATGAAGGAGGACTTTGCTGGAGAACGGGCAGAGTTTCTCAATCAAGTCAACAACATGCGTATGCACACTGTAAAGAAAGCATTGAAGCGTGGAAACTTTCAAGTGGTGGCACAACTACTTGATAGCCTGGGACGTGCAATGGGCGAGGGCAGCGTGGAAGAAGCGGCTAACGCCGCTCCCAACTTGAATATCACAATCGAGGATAAACGGCAGGGCTAAAAAGCCATTCATGGCCGCAAAAACGCCATTCAAGGCCCCGCAAAAAACCCATTCATGACTGGGACTACGGGGTTTTTCCTGTCCCCCTAGGGTGACTTCGACCTGAAAATGGTAATGAGAATCATTCTCAAGCAGCAGGCACAAAGAAACCCCAGCCTGGGGAGACTGGGGCGAGAGGCTTAAGCCTTGGGTTTGCGTGGGGTGTAGGTTCTGCCTTTGGTGCCCTTATCGGTGCGAGGTTTGCGCGGTGAGCCTGGAGCCTTACGGGTTGGGGTTTTCGGTCGGGTCACCGAAGTCTGCGCGTTTTTTTCGCAGTTAATTTCAGCGAGCCAGTCTGGGAAGTGATGACTGGGGCATGGAGTCCCGCCGTTCATTATCTGGCTCTGTGACCAATAGGGCACCAGTTCCTGGAATAATTGCATGGGGCCCTCCTTGCCGTAGGCGTGGTGTAGCTTGAGAAGATCGGCCCAGTCCGACTCTCGAAGGGTGGAGCGTTCTGCACTCCAGCGCAGGTCTCGGAGCATACGCTTGGCAAGTCGGACTTGTTCGCGCTCCAGTTCCCTGGCATCGGCTGCCAGCTGTTTGCGTTCCCGGCTGGTGTTCCATTCTCCCCCGCTCACTTCGCAGCCTCCTGATCATGGATGAGGTGAGGGATTGCTACGGCTTGGCTGAGATCGTACCGAATGCAGTCGAGGCTTGGGACTTTCCACCGGCAAGGGTTCGTCATACCAGGGAGGGCGTCATATCGGACCAAAACCAACCAAGGGAACTCGGGGTCCCCTGTGGCTTGAACCGTTAAGACTTGCCAGTCCGGGTCAGCTTCGCCGTTAAGCCACTTGCCCGTGACGGTGTGGAAGCGTGGGGAGTCTGTAGGTGTCATGACTTGCCAGGGTGCGGCGAGAGATCAGCCCGTAGTCTTGCACATCAGAGGGCAGAATGGGAGCAACGGGACAGCTTGTTAAGTTACACAACAGAGGGGGCGGATCAGCCGGAGCTGCTGCCAGTATTGCGAGGCAATACCGGCAGACCAGCCATGCGCAAAATTGAAGAACAGATGCTCCACGCAATCCGCACCGGAGCTGATTGGAAAAGTGGCAACACTTCGGTGGATTGGTCGCACCAGTCCGCAACCTTCGGCGGTTCAACCGCAGTTGTGCGCCTGCACGGCAACAGAATCGGAATCTACAAACCGGCTAGCGGTGCTCTCAACATCGAAGACGGCGAAGGCTGGACAACCACTACAACCAAGTCACGGCTCAACGCTTTGTTGGAGTTGGTCCCCTGCCGGTGCAGTGTTAGCCAACACAAGGGAGCGTGGCGGTTTATCCGTGCAGATGGGACGGCGGAACCGTGGGACGGTTGCCGAGTTGTGGAGTTTGACCAATACAACGCGCAGTGGAACGTGTAACGCTTGACGGATCAGACCCGACCTGTTACACTTGCACAGTAAGCCAAGCCAAGGCCCTCAACATGACAACCGCAACCATCACACCAGGCAGTCGCGCAGCGTGGAGTTTCAAGGCTGACCACACTCTGAGCCTCCCGGACATAACAGAACTAGATCAGCTCTGCGGCTACTGCTGGAGTGTCCAAACTACCTACACCAGCAACAGTAACGGGTCCGGTGTGATCCGGGTCTGTTTTGTTGGTGGTCGCAAAGGTAGCAAAACCTACGCCTACCGGCAGGCTCTCGGTTCTGCCCAGAACCACCTAGCCGCTGCGGTGCAGTGGATGCAACAGCTGAGCAGCGTTAATGGTGCCCCATCCTATGCCCTAGTGTGCAAGGCCAGCACAGAGCGCGGCTATGTTTTCACGTTCTGTTGATCGCTGCGATTTTACGTTTTCGCTTCGCATGGTCTCAGCTGTCGCAAGCTGAGATCCTGCCGGCACAGTCTCACCCGTCTCGCCTTGCTGCTATTGCGAATCAGTCGCAATACGAACCATAAGGAAAGATCATCAGTCGCGGGCTCGCAATCCGGCAGATCCAGGCTAAACTTACACAGTAAGGCAAACCCACCTACACCATGAACCGCTTCCCCCTAGCTCCATTCGCTGCCATTGCTGCCGGCTGTTTGCTCGGCTTCGGCCTAGTCAACTTGGCACAGCAAGACCGCCAAGCCCTCGCACGTTGCGAGAATCGCGGCGGTTCCGTTGCTGAGTGTCGGCTAGTGGTGCTGGGTCGCTGAGTCAGACGTTACAAAGTGTGACAATACCGCCCTGCCTCTCACCGGGGGCAGGGTTCGGCGTTGCGGGGCGCTAGGCAGCACTCAGGGAACCTACTGGTACAACCCCATTTCTCTTTACTGTTACACAGCCACGGGGTAGGGGGTCAATTCCTGTGATACTGTAAACAGGTACCCCCCTAAAAAATGAGCGACACACCTTCGCTGCAACTGCGGTGGGCACAGGGCGAGGTGTTTTCGAGCCGCAAACGCTTCAGAGTCCTGGTCGCAGGCCGCCGATTCGGCAAGAGCTACCTCTCTTGCATCGAATTGCTGCGTGGAGCAATCGAACGCCCGGGCGAAACCTTCTTTTATTGCGCCCCGACCTACCGGATGGCGAAGGATATCGCCTGGAAAGCCTTAAAACGCCTTGTCCCAAAAGCCTGGATCAAGTCCAAGAACGAAACCGACCTGAAGCTGGAGCTAGTCAACGGCAGCACCATCGAATTGAAGGGCGTAGAGAACGCAATGGCGCTCCGGGGCCGAAGTTTGGCCGGCGTAGTCCTAGACGAGGCCGCCTTCATGGACTCCGAGGTCTGGTTCGAGGTGATCCGGCCCGCTTTGGCCGACAAACAGGGCTGGGCCCTGTTCATTTCCACCCCGGACGGCACCGCCAGCTGGTTTTACGACCTCTGGTGCTATTGCGCAGAAGCCGAAGACCCCAACTGGGTCCGGTGGCAGTTCACCACAATCGAGGGCGATAACGTCCCAGCGGAAGAAATCGAGGCTGCCCGAGGCCAACTCGACATTCGTACATTCCGCCAAGAATTTGAGGCCAGCTTTGAGAACCTCAGCGGCCTAGTCGCGGTCAGTTTCTCGGACGACAACATCGACCCAATCGTCCAAGACCTCCCAATCGTCCCCCTGCTGATTGGGGTGGACTTCAACATCGACCCAATGTCCGCGATCTGCGCGGTGAAAAAGGGCAACGACCTGTGGGTATTCGACGAAATCATCATGACGGGCGGCGCCACCACCTGGGATCTGTGCGAAGAAATCCAACGCCGCTACGGCGTGGAGCGCCGAATCATCGCTTGCCCAGACCCAACGGGTGGCGCCCGCAAAACCTCCGGCGTCGGCTACACCGACCACACCATCTTAAAAAAGTCGGGCTTCAAAGTATCCAGCCCTCGCGCCCCCTGGAAAATCCGCGACAAAATCACGTGCGTCAACACCGCCCTCCTCGACGCCACCGGCACCCGCCGCCTCTACATCCACCCGAGATGTAAAGAATTAATAAAATCCCTTCGCACACTCACCTACGCCCCCGGCACCGGCCTCCCAAACAAGAACTTGGGCGTAGACCACGCATTCGACGCACTTGGTTATATGTGTTTGCAGGTTTTCAACCTCGCCAAGCCGGAAACAATGCACTCGACCGACTATCGTGTGTGGTAGATGCACCTCTGTCATGCCCGGCCATTACGGCGACAAGACCATGCCCAAGAAAGGCGCCAAAAAGCCCAAGAAAAAGTGACAATCCACACTTTCCAGGGCTACCCCACCTACATCGAAGTAGACGCTGAAACGGGTCGTACCGCAGTCACCTTCGACTTCAAAACACCGGGCGAATCCCCCCTATTTGCCGGCTTCATGGGCAATGTCTTCAACGGCGTAGAAGTCCTAGTTGACATCGAAGAGGACATCGAAGAAGACCCCGATGATGACTAAATACTCTGCCAAAATAGGTACACAGTAGGAGTCCCCCCGTGGTTTACAGCGCCAACGTCCCCCCAACTGGCGCAATCGTCAGCGAGTCCCCCTTCGTCCGATCACTAGAAGTGATTGGCATGATGCCTGACTGGAAAGTAGTCGCTGCCGTCACTAATGGCACCAACTACATCCGCGATCTCGCTGAGCTGTACCTCCCCCAAGAACCCCGCGAAGACGACGAAGCCTGGCAAACCCGCATCAACCGCAGCGTCCTGTCCCCGTACACCAGCCGGCTAATCGAAACAGCAGCTGGCGCCGTCCTCCGTAAACCAATCCACATCGAAGGCGACCCGTACTGGAGCGACCTAGCCGAAAACATCGACGGCATCGGCTCCAGCATCAACGAGTACGCCCGCCGCGCCCTAGTCAGCAGCCTGACCTACGGCCACAGCGCGATCCTGGTCGATTTCCCAGCAGCGACTGGAGCACTAAATCTGGCGGAAGAACGCGCAATGGGCCGCCGCCCCTACTTTGTACACGTCGATGCCCCCCAAATCTGGGGCTGGCGCAAAGATGCCACCAACCGCCTGACCCAAATCCGCATCCACGACTACGAGTACCGCCCCCTTAACGAGTTCGGGGAAGAACAGGTCGAAGTAATGCGGGTGATCTACCCAGGCCGCTACGACCTCTACACCCTGGGCCGTAGCACCGAAACAGTAGACCTAACGGAATCGGGCGGCTTCAGCCTCGACACCATCCCCGTAGTCCCCATTTACAGCAACCGGCGTGGCGTCCTTATCTCCCAACCCCCACTCCTGGACATCTCCAACCTAAATATCACCCACTACCAGCGCCAAAGCGACCTAATCCACGCGCTCCACATCGCGGCAATGCCCACACTGGTCCTAGAGGGTTACAGCCAAGACAGCAGCGAGGCCACTATCGGCGTCAACTACGCCTTGGGCATGGAACCAGGCCACAAAGCGTATTACGTCCAATCCGACGCCACCAGTTTCGACGCCCAAATGAACGAACTCCAATCCCTGGAGGCCCAGATGTCCACGTTGGGCATCACCAAACTATTCGGCCAGAAATTTGTAGCCGAATCTGCCGAGGCCAAGCGCATCGACCAAGCCCAAGCCAACAGCGTCCTCTCAATCATTAGCCAAGAACTGGAATCCTGCCTCAACCAAGCGTTCGCCTTCGCCGCCCAATACGTGGGCATGGAGCCCCCGGTCATCACAATCGACCGCGACTTCGACTACTACCGCCTAATCGGCCAAGACATCGCAGTCCTCGCCCAACTAAACGAATCAGGCAAGATCAGCAACTCAACGCTGCTGGAAGTCCTACGCCGAGGCGAAATTCTGCCCGACAACATGGACATCGACGCAGAACTAGAAGCAATGGAGACAAAAGCGACCGAAATGGCCGAAGCTGCCGTGCAAGTGCAGGAGTCCCTGCCAAAGTCCAATACAATGACAGAATCAGAGGCTTGATGAAATGGCCGTATCACCTGGCACGTACAACATCAGCCTGCAACGCCGCGCTGACTACTCCGTAGCACTCCAATTCAAAGACAGCACTGGCGCCCCGATCAACCTTACCGGGTGGACAGCGTATGCCCAGGTCTGGAATCGTGGCCGCAGCACCAAATTTGCCGACTTCTCTATAACGTACACCAACCGAGCAACCGGCCAAATCAGCATCACATTAACCGACGCCCAAACAACAACACTCCCAGACGAGTGTTACTACGACGTACTACTAGAAAACCCTGCCACACTACGCGAATACTATCTAGAAGGTGCTGTGTACGTCTCTGAGGGATACACAGCATGAACACGGTAAACATTGACGACGCCTACCAAGTAGTTGTAGTAACCGAAGGCGTTGGTGACATAACTGTCGTCACCGCCCCCAGTCCTGCAGTACTGGTCGAAACAACTGGCCTAGGCCCCCAAGGCCCAGCTGGCGCTACTGGCCCAAAATCAGTAACAATTGCCGAACCACTTGTCAATGACGAATTTACCTTGTTCCGCACTCAGGAGGCCACTACTTTTACCCAAGTGTTAGCGATAGTGCGCGGCAGTAGTCCAAGCATTACCTATGAACTGCTTTATGCCGCCAATCGAGCCGATGCAGGCACAGCAGCAATTGTTGCAGCCACCGCCACTAGCACCACTACCGGAAACGCCGCAACCATACAGAATCAACCCATCCCGTCAGGCCGCTATGTCTGGGTAAAAATAACCGCAGTTACGGGCACAGTGACCGAGTTCAACTTGTCCTTTGCCTTCTAGCACTTACAATGGTTGCATAAGCGCGTTCTGCTGATCCATGGCCACCTTCAACAAGTTTAACTCCTTTGTGGAGGCACTCTCCGAGAAGGTCCACAACCTTGGTGCTGACACTCTGACGGTGGCACTGTGTAATAGCGCCCCTCTCGCCACCAACACGGTGCTGGCCAACATCACGCAGATTTCCTACACCAACATCCAAGACGGCACCACCACTGGCCGCAACTTGGCTGGCGTGACCTCAGCGCAGGTTAGCGGCACCTACACACTTGATGCCAACGATCTGGTGTTAACCGCCACTGGCACGGTGCCGACATTCCGCTATGTGGTCTTGTTCAACGACACCGCCACCAGCGATGAGCTAATCGGCTACTACGACTACGGCGCAACGGTTGACCTGCTGAACGGCGAAACCTTCACGATCACCTGGGATGCTGCTGGCATCCTGACCTTGGCCTAACCACTGATACGGAGGCAGGACCATGGCTGTTGCCCATAGTGCTGCCTCTGTGTCGCATACAGGCACCACTGGCTCAACAAACCAAGCCAGCTTTAGCTGGACGCACGTACAAAGCGGCACTCCTCAAGGGGTGCTCGTTTTTGTGCATACGATCAATAACGAGTCTGATTTCGTCATCAGCGTCACATACGGCGGACTGGCGCTGACGCGAGTAGCTGGTGCGGTGGCTATTGACACGGCAGGCGAGCCAGGTCGAACAGATATGTTCTTCCTTGGCAGCGGCCTTGGCACTGGCAACCAAACCATCACGGTCAACCGCACCAACAACGGCAGGACCATGTATGCGTCGGCAGCCACCGTCACGGCTGGCGCCGATGTCAATGTAACTGGCATACAAATTGAAGAGGGAAACCAATCGCTAACGCCTGTTGCCGTTGACGATGGCAGCTCAGGCATCAACAGCTTGCGCTATGCCGCAACGTATTCCGGGCGTGGCGCCGTGCCACCGGCTGGAACGGGCAGCACAACGCTCACCAGCATCGACTTTGGCCCAAGATGCGCCTCCATGGTCCGCGAAACCACTGCCGGGCAAGGTGCTCGCGATGTGGGCTTTACCGCTTCCAGTGATGACGTAGCAGCGGTTTACGTTGCAGTCCGCGAGGTGACGGCATGGAACGTCGCTGGTGGGACGGGTAGCTTCACGCTCACCGGCAACGACGCCACGCTGACAGTGGTAGCCGTCAAAGCAATAGCCGCTGATCTAGGCACCTTCACGCTGACGGGCAACGTCGCCAACTTCGCCCAGCAGTACAAGATCACCATTGACGCGGGCGACTTCAACCTCACGGGCAATGTTGCCACGCTTGAGGACAACGCAGCGATCACTGCCGAGACGGGCGCGTTCAGCTTCACAGGTAATGCCGCCACGCTGGCCAAGGCGGCAGCGCCCAAGATCATCACCGCTGACACCGGCACCTTTGCGCTAACTGGCGGCGCCGCATCGCTCAGCATTGGTCGCTACCTCGATGCAGCCACTGGTGCATTCAGCCTCACAGGTAACCCTGCTGGCTTGGCCGACACCGAGCGCATCGAGGCTGAGACGGGCGTCTTCGCGCTCACCGGCAACACTGCCACCGTCAGTCGTGGTTTTGCCCTTGCCGCTGACCCAGGTGCGTTCACGCTCACTGGCAACGCAGCCACTCTTGAAAGCAACGCTGTAATTGCCGCCGGCACCGGCACCTTTGCGCTCAATGGCCAACAAGCCACGCTGCGCCAGAACTACCGCCTTACTGCTGACACTGGCACGTTTACCGCCACCGGTCAGCCAGCCACGCTTCTCCACAACCTGCGCATCGAGGCAGCCACTGGCGCCTTCGCGCTAACAGGCGGCACTCCTGCTGTGCTGCACGGCCGCTACCTCAGCGGCGGATCTGGCACCTTCATCGAAACTGGCCAGCCGGCCACATTCCGCCGCACCTGGGCAATACGCCCAGCGGCCGGCACCTTTGCACTAACCGGCAACCCAGCAACCCTCACCAGTATTGGCGTTGTTGAGATCGACCCGGTTGTCGCTTCTTTTGCACTCAGCGGCCAGCCGGCACAGCTAAGCCGCAGCCGCATATTTGCTGCAGATACTGGCACTTTTGCGCTCAACGGCGAGCCCGCAGCACTCCGCCACAGCTACGCACTCGCTGCCGAGAGCGGCGCCTTCGCAGTAACAGGCAACGTTGCTGCCCTTCGCCACAACCAGCTCCTAAGCGCCAACACCGGCACCTTTGCGCTAAGTGGCGGCAGTCCCACGCTTGCCCAAAGCCGCATTCTTAGTGGCGCCACAGGCACTTTCGCTGTAACCGGCAACGCAGCGACATTCGCCCGCACTCGGGCAATCGCCGCTGACACTGGCACCTTTGCCCTCACAGGCAACCCAGCAACCCTCACAGAGGTCGGTGCCTATGAGATCGCCGCTGCCACTGGATCATTTGCGCTTACCGGCAATGCTGCTGCCTTAGCAAAAGTAAGCGCACTAGCACTAGCTGCTAATACCGGCACCTTTGCACTCACCGGCAATCAGGCCACAGTCAGAGCTGCCCGATCCATCGCGGCCGCCGCAGGAACCTTCACCCTTACCGGCAACGAAGTCAACCTTGTAAAGGCAGGCGTGACAGAGCTAATGGCCGATGCAGGCACTTTTGCGCTTACTGGCGCCAATGCGTCCCTCGCTAAGTCCGGCACTACACGCCGCCGTAACGTGCTGATCTTCTAAATACCGTCTCTTTCACTGTAGTATTAGACTGTTAACTCCAGTAACTACCTCGTGTCCGAAAACCAGACCCCGGAAGTCCCTCCTGTGGATGGCGCTTTCCAACAGCCTGTGGCTGTCCCTGGTACACAAGACCTCGCCAGTCAGATCGAGGCTTTGCGTTCCAAAAACGCAGAACTAATTTCTGAGCGCCGTAAGGACCGCGAAAACCGCGACACCTTGCAGCAACAAGTAGAGGAGTTGCGTTCTGCCCAAGAACAAGCCAAAACCACAAAACTTGCCGAATCCGGCGAGTACAGAACTTTGTGGGAAGAGGCCCAGAAAACTGTTGCCGAACTCAAGCAACAGTTGAACACCAAAGAATCCGAAGTGGAGCAAATCCGCCAAGGCTTCACACAAGAGCAGCTCCGCGCTGGCGCCATCGCCCAACTTTCTCAAGCTGGTGCATTAGCTCCCGATCAGCTGTATCGTTTGTTGCAGGAGAACCTACGCGCTAAAGAAGGGCAGCCTGTGGCTGTCGCCGGAGGCGTCGAAGTTCCAATTAGCGACTATATCGCTAATCTTAAAAATCCCGGCAGTGGTTACGAGCATCATTTTGCTGCTAGTAATCGTTCCGGCATGGGTGTAACGAGCAGTGCCCGTTCCACCGCCGTCCCAGGTCAGTCCAACCCTTGGTCTAAAGAAGCCTGGAACGTTACCCAGCAGATGATGATGCTGGTTGATAACCCCGATATGGCCCGCCTCCTGAAATCAGAAGCCGGCGCCTAGCCCCTGTGGGGCACACCCATAAACCTCACTGGAGCTAATCCATGTCTGCCTTTAGCGGCAATTATTCGGGAGGAACATTCCTCTCCAACCTTGTTACCCGCCCCGAGTTCCTTCAGTACACCGCTGAAGGTATCTTTGAGCAGTCGAAGTGGGTTCAGTCCGGCATTGTGCAGCGCAACGCTGCTCTTGATGCCCGTGCTGGCGGCACCCGCGTCCGCGTCCCATTCTTCGACCCCATCGCCCCGACTGAATCCCAGATTCTGAGCAACTCCACCTGGGGTGGCGGTGGCGGCTACCTGGTGCCTGCAAACGTGACTGCCGACGAGCAGATCATGACCCTGCTGCACCGTGGCTTTGCCTACGCCGCTGATGATCTCAGCAAGCTGGGCTCCGGAGCCGATCCTTTGGCCCACGTCCGCAACCAACTCACCGCAGCCATCAACAAGCTGAAGACTGCCACTCTGGCAGCCCAACTGCTTGGTCTGTTCGGCGGCATCTCCGGCGCTGGCGTCCTTGGCCCCAACCAACTGGACAAGTCCTTCGCTGGCGTCCCTGGTTCAATGGTCGAGGCCAACTTCCTGAACGTCGCCAACGTCGTTGGCACCAAGGTGAAGCTGGGTGAGCGCGGCGACGAACTCGATTCGATTGCAATGCACTCGAACGTGGCTTACTACCTGCAGCAAGTCGGGATGCTGGTCTTCAGCACCTCAGCTCTGTCAACAGGCGGTGCCATCACCTGGGGCGGCGGCGGCGTTGGCGTAAGCCAAACCGAAGTGCCTTTCTTCGCTGGTCTGCGTGTCGTCATCGACGACCAACTCGTCGCCCTTACCGGCGGCACCGCAACCCACGCCAAGAAGTACCCCGTCTACCTGTTCAAGTCGGGCGTAGTTGCTGAAGGCATCCAACAGGACCTACGTCTTGCTGCCGACCGCAACATCCTGTCCATGCAGGACGTTCTGGCTGTGGATTACCACTACGGTTACCACGTAACCGGCACCAAGTGGGCTGCCGCCACCGACAACCCCCTCAACACCACTGCTTCCGACCAACTGGGTAACACCAGCAGCTGGAACCTGGTGTACTCCACCACCAAGATGGTCCCCGTGGCCCGCTTGCTGGTAAACACACCTTTCGATGTAACTGCTTACGCCTGATAAGCAGCCACTCGAAAGAACCGGGGCCCTACGGGGCCCCTTTTTCATGCCAACTCAACCCAGCCCCAGTCGAATCTTCTCCTGCGCCTCAAACACCACAGGAGTGTTCATCACACTTTTGTACGACTGCAAGATCAGCTGGTTAATCACGTCGTAGCTGACCTGGAGCTTCTGCCCAATCGCGGTGATGTTCATGTTGTCCTCCTCGCGGAGGCGACGAATCTCCAGTGCCACTGGCTCCAGCTGGCGCACCTCACTGCCGGGCTCAAAAGCAGGCTTGGTCTTCTTTACGCTGATGGAGTTATCAGCGGCTTTCTGGGCAGGCATGAAACTAGTCCGTCTTTACATATCACAGGATAACCGGGGCTGGCACGAAGACATCGCCTATTCCCGCTACCAAGAGCGCCTAGCCGAACTGGAGATGGATGGCGCCGATGTCTATATGGCAAAGATCCTGCCCCCTAAACGTCGCCCACGTACGGTCAGTGTCCGTACAGGCCCCGTTGCTCATCTCTACGGGTGATCTACACTGGAATAACAACTATATGCTGCCCGTAGCGCCCGAGGAAAGATACACATGGCTCCCGTCCTCGTCGCCACTCTTGCTGGAGCCACTTCCAACTCGTACATAACGGTGGCGGATGCCAGCGTATATTTTGACAACCGGCTAGATGCTGCCGACTGGACCGCTGCTACTGCCGACAACAAGGCCGCATCACTTATCACAGCAACGGGCTGGCTCGACACGCTGGACTTCTACGGCGGCCGTTCCGCCACCACCCAAGCCTTGAAGTGGCCCCGCATCAACGTGACCTGCGACGGCATTAAAGCAGATGCCACCTTCATCCCCCGCGAAATCAAGGACGCCACGTGCGAAACCGCACTGGCACTACTGCGTAACCCCACAATGTTACGTGCGGTCGTTACTGCCCCAGGCGGCTACGACGAGGTGGAACTGGGCGAACTGCGCGTCAAGTACCGAGGCCAAGGTGAAGTGGAGTCAATGCAAACCATCACCGACGCCTTGCCCTGGCTACGCAGCTTCCTGAAGTGCTGGGCCAAAGGAATCGGCGGTCCTAACTCCGTCCGTCTGTACCGCAGCTGATGAGCCAGATCGACACCGTATTCCAGTCAATCCCCGCCCCGCTCCTAAAGGACTGGGGCCAGACCATCACGTACATCAAAACCTCCGCACCCCGCAACTACAACCCGACTACAGGGGTAGTGAATGGAGCGGACATCAGTGTGACGGTCAAAGGCGTTATCACCCGCGTCAGCCCCCGCGAATCCGAGGGCCTCTACCAAACCACTGACCTAAAAGTAATCATCGGCACCGCCGAGCTTGGCACCTACTACCCCACCGAGGCCGACCGCATCCAGTACCTTCAAGCTGGAGCAACCCGCGAGGCCAAGATCATCGCCATCACCAGCTATCGCGGCGACAACCCAGTCCTCCACACCCTAATTGCGAGGCCCCAATAATGGCTCGACGTAGAAACGGTTTTATGCAACTAGCCGAAAAACTAGAGTCAGGTTTTCTCGCGCCTTTCATTCTCGGAGTAGCTCAGTCTGCCCAAGCTGTCGTCAAGGATCTCCAAGAACTCGGTCCAGCGTGGTCCGGTACGTTTTCCAATTCGTGGGAAATTGCCAGCGCCAGCAAAGTAACTAGCGGTAGCGGCGCTGCCGGTGCTCCTCAACGTCTACTGGCACCGATTCTTACCGTAGATGAGTTCAAGTTCAAATCAGAACTAAAATACTACATCGCCAACAAAGCTCCCCACGCTGACGTCGCCTTAGATCTAGTTGAAAGCTCGTACAGATATCCAGGTTTCGAGCCTATTAAAACAGCACAACGAGGCAACCGCGTAAGCGGTATTCGCGGTGATTTGTCCATTGGTTCAGGCCCAAACCGGCGTACAGCCCCGCTTGACTGGTACACAACCTATGTACGCGGCGGCAACATTGATAAACGCATCAGTACCTACATGGACCAGGCGCTACGCAACGTAAAACTATGAACTACCAAGCAATTCGGGCGGCATTAGAAAACCCACTGCTCACTGCGTTCAACTCACTGGTTCCGGCTGTACCTGTGTTTTTCGACAACATCACGGCAGTCCCGCCCAATACCACAACTGAATACGTCCGCATCAACATCACCTTCGGCATCACAAACGAGCCCACGCTGACCAGCAGTGTGGACAATGCGCGTGGAGCCCTTATCATCCGCATCTTTACCGAAAAAGGGCGCGGCCCTGCCCGCAACCAAACCCTGCTGACCACTGCCGTCAACGTCCTAGAAAACCTAAACAACACCGCAAAACCTTCCACTGGCACATTTATGCGGTTAGGTGAAATTAACGGCCCAACATTCTCCGCTACTGATGAGGCCCCACATTTTGTGGGCCGCATCGACACAAGTTGGGTAGCAACAGTCCTTACTTGAAGAGTGTTGCTATTCTGGTAGAAGCCGGGCAGTGCCCGTTCCACTGTCCATCCACTTGGTAAGTCCTTATGGCAACCACTGTTCTGTCCGGCACGTCCGGCGCTCTGTACTACAAACCCGCCGGCACCACTGGCGGCTTCGGTGAAGCTGGCGTCAACGTCGGCACTGATACCATCACAATCGAGCCCTACCTTAATTTGAAGGCTGGTGACCCGGTTGTTTTCAGCATCGTCAACACCCAAACAGGTGGCGCCGGCTCCGGCACCCTGCCTGCTGGCACCGCTGCTGCTACCACCTACTTTGTCCTCAGCTACACCGCATCCACTGGTGCGCTGACCGTATCGGCAACGCTTGGTGGCTCCATCCTTGACATCACCGATGACGGCACGGCTGCAACTCCTAACGCTTTCCAGGTTGCCTACGCGGCTTTCGCTGCTGTAGGCCAAGTCCGTGACTGGAGCTTCGAGATCACTCGCAGTGAAATCGACGTAACCACCATCGGCGCCACCCCTGGTCAATATGCGCCATTCCGTAACTTCATCTCCGGCTTTGCCGACGGGTCTGGTACGGCTACGGTGTACATGACCAACGAAGACGCCGCACTATCCAACCGGATGGTCGAAGACGTACTCCAACGCCAACAGACTGGTGCAGCCTTTAAGCTGTACACCGATCAAGTGTTCGTGGGTGGCACCCTGAACGAGGCCCAAAGTCGTTCCATCGCCTTCGATGCAGTGCTGACTTCAGCAAGCCTGAACATCAACCCCGACGACGCACAGTCTGTGACTGTGAACTTCCGTCCGTCTGCTACCCCCGTCTTCGACTTCGTCTCCTGATAGCCTCAAGGCTGTCCCCCGCCCGCCCCACCACACGGTGGGGCTTTTTCATGCTTATTGCGTTACACTAGAACGTAAATCATCAAGGTTTTATGCCCGCCTCAACTCCCACTCGGGCGATTGACCGCCTCCGTAAGGCTGCCAACCTAGAGCCCACCAAAAAGAACGTGGAGCTATCCGATGGCACCATTTTCGAGATGTGGGTCAGCCCGCTGACGATGGCCGAGCGCGAACGCGCCCAGAAGCAGGCCAAGTCGGACGACGCCAACGCCTTCGCCCTCCAGCTCCTGATCTCCAAAGCCCTGGACGAAAACGGCAGCAAGCTCTTCGCCCCCGGCGAAATCGACGTACTCAAGAACGAAGTCAAGGACAAGGATCTCCAGACCCTGATGCTCGCCATCCTCACCGACGACTCCGAGGCTATGGACCCAAAGTCCTAGCCGCCGAACTGCGTAAAGACAACTGGCTCATGCTCCAATTTGGTGTCGCCAAGGAGCTGGGCCTAAGTCTGACCACAGTTTGCACCACGTTCACCCCCGAAGAACTGCTCGGCTGGAGCGCCTACTTCAGCATCCTGAACGAGGACCAGCAAAAAGAAATCGACAAAGCCAAACGCCGCCGCTAACCCGGCGGGTATACACTGTGTAGACTGAAGTACGGTAAGGTGTGGCTCCGTGGCAAAGTATAGCGCCGATATTGAAATCGCTGTACGTGGCGGGCAGCAATTAAATAACACTATAAAAACATTAAATAGACTAAATAACTCGGTAAATTTAATCAACCGTAACGCTAAGCTACTAGAGGGAAAGGGTTTTAATGTTGCTAATATGGAGAACTACAGCCGTGCTGTAAGTAAGGCTGAAAGGGCAGTGCGTAAAGCAGCAGAGGGCACAGAAGTAGAACGTATCGCTATAAATAAACTTGTCACAGCAATGGAGCTTGAAAACAAAGCTCGAGAACGTAAAAACCTCCTTATTACACGGGAAGTTGCTAATCAACGTCGAGTAGTTGCAACAGCGAACGCGGGCTTTGGCGTTCAAGGCCCGGCTATGCCCAGCTATATGCAAGGTCCGGCTGTTCCTCCCGGCGGCATACCTAGCAGATCCGGTGGCGGCGGTCGCAGTGCAGGTGGCGGCAGATCGAATGTAGGCGGAGCTATTAGTAGTGCTTTGATCGGTGGTGGTTTCCCGCTGCTGTTCGGGCAAGGACCCGCCGCTGCTGCCGGCGGCGCGTTAGGCGGCGTAGCCGGCGGTTTACTTGGCGGCGGCTTCGGCTTCGCTCTTTCGATTGTTGGCACTGCTATTGGAGACG